AGAATTTACTGTCCCTGTCACATTTGCCTTTTTAGCTGGAACGAATCGAGTTGTTGCATAAAATGGTAACTCGACCTCCACTACTGGGTTGTGTTGAGTACTAGTTGCTGTAGCACCCTCCCAGGTGTGGGGGATCAGTATCTCTGCCTGGCGCACACGTCCAGACACAGTTCCTGAACTTTGTGTGATTAAGGCAGTTTCCTGCTGCTCGTAACCTCCTGTAGGTGAAGCATCTCGGGTAACCATCATGAATGAGTCTCCGAAAGCCGCTCCGCCTGTTCGGAAGTATTTCCATCTTAATCCACCACGCCTACACGTGAATGCAGGTGTGATGTAATTAAGTAATGTCATCTTACAATAATTGTAAGGTGTTCCAATCTCGGGGACAATCGTTTCGTGAACTGCCCCAGGCGCATAACCACGATAGTATGGATAATTACTGTTACGTACAGTTAACATACTCGTAGTTGATGAAGCTGGCGTGATGGCCGAATGGTAATTATAGCGTTTCAAACATTGTCGAAACGATGTTACTGGATCTCCAATATACACACAAGAGGTGTGATCTTGGTCAGATAATGTTGGTGCCATCGTTAAAGATGGTGTTTCCTTCATCGGTTCATCTTCACGCCTTGTAAGATCTGAGTCTGGTTGATTCATTACTTGGTTACTGGTTTCTGCCATTTGAGGAGAGAAAATCTCTCCTAATTGTGGTTCAAACCAAACCAAATCTTCAATATCCCTAGAATCAGGATTATACACTTCAAAGTCATCTCCAGCACTTATGAATACATTTACTTCAATGTCGTTATTGACAGTGGAATTAGGTACAGTCAAATCATTCACCACGTACACCGAAATGATGCCATTAGCATTAAAACCTGGATCAGCTCCTAAAGCTGAGGTCCCATACGGAATAGTACCAGTAATCGGAGAACGATGATTGAGTAGACTTCTATCTTGACCCCAACCTATCTCGACAGTAAAATCTCGTTCTTTTGCAAGATCGATAATATATGTATAATTTGTGTTGTATTCATTAGTAAGAGGATACGAAGGATCATAAGTGATCTTTAAACGGCCTTTATGAAAGGAAGAAGCAACGATTTGAAATCGAAACTTCATAGTACCTCTCCACGAACGAAATGGAAGAGTAGCGAAACAACAAGCGGGCATATGAAGCTCGGTAGTAGTTCCGTTTATCTCATTCCATAACACTGGTGATACTTCTGCATTCCACAAAAGTGTTTCTGCGGAATCCGATACAGCCCAACCAAATTGTGTAAGGAAAGATTCTCGTTGAGCAATAGATCTGATTGTCATCTCATCTGTTGATCCGAGACCCATCACACGTGGATCGACTGTTAATTCTTGTTTGGCATCTAGCGTAAGTTTCTGTGACGTATCTGGTACATTGGTGTTAGCCATGTTACCCAAATATGTCGGCTTATACGGTTGTATATCCGCTAATGTTATCGGTCTAGAATAACCAAACATAGAAGCTATACCTGATACTGTATTTGCTGCCATTTGTGTGGCTAACGCATACATACCTATACCAGGTACTTTGCTTAAAGCGCCTGCAGCCTTGGCAACAATGCCTGCTGGACGCGAAATTGGACCCGTACCATATTCATCAGTAGCTTGAGGAGTAAATATTTCTCCCATCTGCGGCGCAAGAGCTCCAGGCTCATTCGCTGTAGGAATGGAAAGAGATACTTCCTCGGCCCAAGCAAATACCGATACAGTGACTTGATCAGATGCTCCATTAGCATGCTTCAAGTTCTGCATACCATGAATCTTGATCTCACCCATACTTCTCCAATCTTGTTTAGGAATACTCAACGCATTCTTATACCAAACAAATGGTAAAGTAAGGGTTCCACCTTGACTAGTGGTAGGGTCTAAGTACACATGTGGACGCTGACTAGCAGCTACAACGTCTTCGATGAAAAATGCACGATCTTGTGTAAAATCATCTAAAGTAGCTAGTGGTGTGTAAGAAGCGATTGCTCGCCCATAATGGAAACCATTTCCATTTAAAACCATTCTCACTTTCAATTTACAGCGTAAAAGGTTAAAATTCGTAATACGATTCAATACCCTGGTGTTTTCAAAGAAATCTTGCCAAGGATTAAATGTTTCATACAAATTTGCACCTGTCGCCCAATTATATGATTGAATTTTTACTGGTCGGGAAAAGAAATTTCCTAAATCAGCATCATTCGTATCAGCTATATTGAATGTGGAATCTGGCATACTATCCACTGTGTAATCCCATTGTGGAGTTTGATCACTAAAATGTACATTCTGGTGTTGAGACTCCAAACTCTCCTCATTTATTTTAATATTAAATTTATTATTATTATTCATAGTAGCAAGTCATCATTATCGCATCTGTGGAAGACTTAATCCACAGAGCGTGTGTCAATCTTGCGTATGGCGAATACTCCCCTAAATAGGGGTACTTTGCGAGGAAAGTGCCTCTCTCTGCAAGCCTATGCTTAATCCTATGATCGACTAATTGGATAAGCATGGTCATCCAATACAGAGAGCCCCCTTTTGGTGTTTTTGGACGTGGTGGGATACGCCCAGAGGGATGCATTTAATGTCTGCCCAAGACAATGTCGTCTATTCGTACTTATCCTTCCATTGCTGTAATCTATCATCATATGATTCATGAATGACAGTACAACCATGGATAATATCAGCACGTCTAGCAACTTCCTTCATCTGCTCACGCCGCGCTTCATAAACTTCACGACCATGAGAAAACCACTCGCGTAAACCGCCGTCGATGTTCTGCATGGCTTGTTGTTCACGTGTAATAGCTTTAGATTTAAGGACTGCATGGAGACTCTTGAAGATAGAATCTTCATCAAGTGCTCCCATAATCATTCCTGTATCTTCACTATATACATTAGCACGTTTAAGCAAATCAGCCTCTTCATCAGTCATATAACATGTTGGTTCCGATTCTTTATCAGGCATTGTGAATTTCATATCACGCTCTTCCAAGAACTTTGCCACAGTAATGTGATTAAACTCTGGAAAACGAGCATGAACTGAACTTTTCGCGTCATCGCCATAAGTGATGAGTGAACATACATCACGGAATGCTGGTACGTCTTCACGATCAGCATAAGTGTGATAATATGCACACCTGAATAAAAGAGCATTCACAATAGAGTTGATATATACCGTTAGGTTCTGTCCCGAAGGATTAGAACCATAATGTTGAATCAAATCTCCATTGTAAGCCATTAAAGGATAGCAAATATCTGTGGCGATCCCTTCCATGATAATTAAATCATCTTCGGAATAACCACATTCTTCTGCAATATCCATCATAATACGGAATGCAACAAACATAACCTGTGCTGGCATGCGCAGATCATACTTACTGTAATCACCAGCAAGAATACGATCTTTACCATAACGCATTACATGTTTCGCCAATTGATCCCATTCAGGACCTTGAGCGTTAATTCCAACAGCACATTCAGATGAAAAAGGTAACATGGACAATGTTCGAGCTACAGGGAGATAATATTTCCTTACAAGCAATTGTAAAGCAATAGGTGCTCCTTGAAATACTCTAACCTTATCCTTGGTTAATTTTGTGGGTTCATCCTTCAAACATGCTTTAAAAATAGGATAGGCTCTTTCTCCTTTCAGATATAAGTCTTCCATTTCATATGCATGGTCCCAAAAACGCTGATCCAATACAGCAGGACATTGATGGGTAGGATGATCAGTCGGATCCAAAAGTGTAAGATAATTAGACTTCGGACCCGTTAACGGGTAACCCACAGAAGTTGAAGGTGGCATCTTATCAATAAAGCGTAATCCATCAATACCACATACAGTCTCCATTTCCGTTAATGGTTTCACCCTCCTTTTCATAGAGGGAAATTTATCCAATTCGTCAAGAAGACCCTGTAAATAATCATCTGCAGCAAGTTCCAACAAAGAACCTTCAATACCACATGACGGTTTTGCTGAATACTGCAGTGATGCTTGCCAGGGATATCCTGAACGAAACTTGGGGCCCCCCCATTTCTGGGGAACCCCACATACGTCCTCCACGTGCTTAGAAATAACAGTTTGTTCAACAGAGGAATGATATGAAGCTCGACCTTTAACCTGCCCATAGTACTTACAATTAGTACCTTCGGGTAGAAAATTAATCGGGCTCTTAGGATGTATATCGTTATTCTCAAAGAATTGTATATCATAAAGTTCTTTTGGTATAGTACCAGAACTCTTAGATAACAAAACTCCAGGAACACAACGCAACTCCTCAAAAGCATCATTAAACTCCCTTTGAAGCAGCAATCCACTGCAACCACGCGTTTGACCATTCTTACCTCCTAAATGGAAACCACCAATTAGAGGTCCTTTGGTCTCAGTAATTAACGGAGCAATACATAAACCTTCAAAGGTTTCAAACCCTAGGTTATATTTAGCTCCGAAAAATTCTGCTGCATATGTAACGACATTTCCAACTTCCATCATCAATTTAGAACCAACACAGGTTCCATCTCGTTGTTTGTAGGTTAGTCGAGCCGGTACATTTGCAAAACGCTCTAGCGGAAAATATTCTGTTAAATCTTTCCAATCCCCTCCATTGGGGACCCATACGACGGACAAATCGGTATTGGGAATGTCAATACTAAACTTTCGATACAAAAAGCATTCAAAATTTCCCCCTATCAATGACGGATCATGACGGGTAAATTTAGCTTTAATATCTTCAGCTTTCCACATATGACGTGGTACAATAGCGACATTCGACTTCGGAAAGAATGCGTCACATTCAAAGTTACGTGTCTTTCCTTTATCTGTTAAAGTAATAGCCATATGACAAAGATTGTCTCGCACCATCTTCTCCAAACGATCAGGAGTGGTGGTCTTAGACTTCTCACTGCATGGCATTTCTGATACTTTAACACCAGCCCACGGGTTTACCTCAGTATCTCGCTCAACAATATCATTATCTGATGTGGGTGCGAGATTACCTTGCGGAACAGGAACAACTTTAAAGGCTTTGTAAATTTGTGCAATTGCATATAATGCTGCAACAACTATACAAGCGCCAGTAATCCACTTAACGTGCCTATCACGGTACATTTTGAAGACTTTTGGCATAGCCTCGTTATCTGCTACCACTTCCTCATACATTCGTTTCTTCTCAAATTCTACTACTCCCGCAATTCCCCAAAGAGGGAATACTAGAGATACTAGAAACCATCGATTAACAAAAATAGTAAGGAAAATGCAAATTCCAATCCACAAAAGATGATTAAGATAAGCTTGGCGAACACGTTCACGGACTCTCCTCTCACGAGTGAGCCATATAACATTCTTCATCCAATCTTGTTCAATCCATTCTTTTGGAACCCAATTGGTCCAACAAACCCAACGAGAATTTTCAAGCCAGTCAAGACGTTCCAACAACCTCTCAACTGTAACACTTTCAAATTCTTCAGCCCAAAATGCGATTTTAGGTCGCCACCAGCGATCCCACTTACGAATACGTGGCATCATTGCTGCGACAAATAGTTCTCCAACCTGATTATCGAGAATCACTTCTTCCTCCTTATGATGTGCGTTACAACGTGTACAGTAACCTGTAACACATCTATCGTCCATCTTATGGAGGTAAGTATGATTTTCCCGTTTACACGTACAAACATCAGGTGTGGGAAAGCGACATTCCGGACAAAGCTGAATCTTCTTATCAAGATTATTATTCTTGGCAACAAGTTCACGTTGACTAGCATAGAACTTCGAAGAGTCCTGACCAATCCAGCGAATCAGCTCGGGTAATCCAATATCCTTGAGAGGCTTGCCGTGATACTCGACAATCTCCCATCCAACAGTAGCTGCTCTTCCCTTTACTCCGTGAGGAATAGGGAAAGATTTTTCAACAGTAATATCCCAAAAATCTGGGATTAATGGTGATCCACCAGGAAAAGCAGCTCGAACCTTATCTTCATTTAACATATCATGTACAGCATACTCTTTCTTGACTCTACAAGTTAAAGTAATCCTATCACGACGTGTAATAGAAGCAGGCTCATTCGAATAAACGGTGGCACACGTGTCCTTAACATTTTTAGTTCCAATTACAACCTTCGGTTCAACTGAAACTTTGCCTTTCATATCAGCTTCGGCCATGTTCGCATACATACGAACATTATTGACCAACTGAATCATTAAAGATGTGGGAGCACGCTCAACGAAATCGGCTTTGGTATTACCAATATCATCGATTAAGACACCATTTGTATACGATCGAAAATTTGACATAAATTTATCAGCTTCATTCAAAGTGACAATTCTGTCATCGGAGGCACAATACTTGTTGTAAAGTAGCGTAGTAACCATCAAAACGTTGGCAATAGTTGACTTTCCAACTGCTGTTCCACCGAAAATACCGATCGAATAAGGTGCTTCACGCAAACCGCCTTGCACACGAGTTTGACGAAATGTTGCTTGCCATTGGCGAAGAACCTCAACCTTACGGCTGAGAATATTCTTCTCAACAATACCCTTACAGGTAGTCTTCAACATTCGTGCTTTCTCAATGCACTGGGCGAGAAGAGCTTCGTAATCATTCTCTGACATATCTTCAAATTTCTCCAAATTGCCGCACTTGGCATATTCGTGACATCGAAGACATTTAGAGTAAGCTTCTTCGAACTCTTCATTCTCCATATTACCATATAACAATGGCTTAATTGATCCTCTCTCAAAACAAGTATATCCACCTTCGGCAAAATACACGATGGTTTCAAACGTTGCATCTATAAGATCAACAGCCGATGCATGCTTGGCAAAAGCACCTATGGAGAACATTTTCATTCCTCCAATACGGAAATCAAGATCAGCAGAATCACATAATCCAAGAGCAAGACATATGCTCATAACATGTGAAATCTTCTTAAAACCTTCATTCCGAATAACAAGAGACCAGTTCTCTTGTAAATCCTTCAATAACAGGAGCCACGTAGGCTTTTCTTTCTCTGATTTAACCCCAAACTCTCCAGTTTGCGGGTCAAACTCTGCATCTAATAATTCTGAAATATAATTAGCAGCGGTATTAGCCACTGACTTAGTATATTCAGTCTTAAGGTACAGAAATAAAGTTGCAAGAAAAGACGGAACATCTACACATTTTGTTGCGGCAATATAAAAAGCTCCCAAGTTTTCAATTCGACTTATCATCTTATCGTCAACTGGAATACCTTTGACATTGGCAAGCTTTGCAAATGCAGCGGCAATATCAGCGGAACCAATCTGCGGAGTTAATACCTCCTTTGGCTTCCTCTTCTGATTCCTGTTCTTCCTTTTAACCTTTCCACCTCGGTTCTGCTTTTTCGTACGTTCAATAATGCGGGCGAACCGCTTCTTACGATACTGATCTCGGCGATCCTCCTTAGTCGGAAGTTCACCTAGTTGAGCATCATAAGGAAAAGAACTAAGAAATAACATTCGCAATAATATGCGATCAATTCTCAAAATACGAAAAATCCTCCTTATTGCTATGACAGCTCCTCCAACGAGGCAGCCGCACCAAACCACAATTATTGTCCAAGTAACAGGAATAATACAACTCATGTTATTGCCTCTCAATAGGCATAATTGAACAATCATCCAGCAACTCAACATCTGTAAATGTAACGAGTCCTGGGCAACACATGGGGCAAGCCTTTGGCATACTTGCATCTCCCGAACACAATTTCCGTGTCTACTAGCCTGAAAACTAAAATTCATGCTGTGTTCAAGATAAAAGGAACGTAGTCCCTTGAAATATTGCTCAAAAGAGCAATCACTTCCATCAAGTGTCAAATAAAGTCTCATAAATCGTCTTACGGCAAAGCCAGGGTTTCTGAATACCCCAAACATAGCGATAAAATTATTGACTAAATATCAAAATGATGTCCTAAAAGACGCTCTTCCGATCT